GTATATGGCGTAGGTTTAACAAAATTATAAGTTTCAGGTAATGTACTGACAATACCAGTTGCTGTATGTATACCATCAAGATCATAACCATTAAATAATGGTCGTCGATTCATCTCAAAATAAGCAACCTTACTCGATGTTGCCTCCTCTAAAACTGGTAGTGAATCTGAATAATTAGTGCGCTGTAGCAATTCACGTAAGGAAGAAATTTTTTCCCCCATATATATCAAATTAATTTGACCAATTGCTTTAGATGGTATACCTAGTGTACATTCTTTTGTATCATCACGCACAAAGTCTGATTGAACTGTAAACAATGATAAGGTATTATCAATTTCTTTAGGATTAGCAAACTCTAAATTCTCAGCACCTCTTACTGATACTAAGACCTGTATATCCGCTGAAGTGAGTGGTGATGATTGTTCATTCATAACAAATACCGCTATAATCCCGTTGGTAGTATAATCCACTAAAAAAGGAGCTAAAGCAGTTGTTTTATACACCTCTGTATCAGCAGGCTCAATCATTTTACTATATGCAACATCCTGAATATAGGGGACACGAATAGAAAATTGTGTTTGTTCAGAAATGTCAATAATAACATTATTCACTTCGGTATAAGAATCTGGTGTAGATGATATATCTCCGGTAGGATCCCATGCTATACGCAATCTTCCTTTATGAAACTTTGTACATACAACTTTAAAATCATAAATGATATCACCTCGCCAATTTGCAAACATATTTGATAATAACCACATTGGTGTGCCATAGATGCGAGATTGGCCAGTACCAGCTACTGATCTTGAGAGTACAGGAGACACGTAAGCATTCCATAAAAGTGTATTATATGCTTGTGCTGCAGTCCAAGTAAAATTAGTCAATAAACTAGAATGTTGTACCATATTTGATATTATCATATAATCTTTAAGCGGATCTCCGAGTACAGTTCTATCAACACTTAGTTCATTTTTACAATCAACAGATAATTTATCCATTACATCTCCAATATCTGAATTCGCAAATGCTCTAAATGGCATATTTTTAACAGGTTGGGTATTTTCTACTGAAGGTACTTTAGTGAAGCCAAATAGTGCAGCTATATTTGCTATAGCGTTAGCTCCAATACTAGTAGCAGTGGCAAAAGGTCCTATATCAGGTAGTTTAGAAAGTAATCCACTGGCTCTAGCTATTGCTGAAGCTGGTTTACTTATAGGCCCATTCTTT